ATGAAAAATCCAAAAAGTATACCGAGTTTCTCATGAAGATTCGAGAGGATATTGTCGTGAAAGTATTCAAAAATAAGAATACGACTGATGCGTATTTGCCGCTGTCCTTTTCACATATTGTCGCAAATGTTGCAGGAATGCAAAAAATCAATAAGAATTCGGAAGTGGATGTAACACCGCTGGAAACATTTATTATTCTGGAAGAAACGTATGCGCGATTCGAGCAGCTTGAATATGCTCCACCCACTGAACTGTTTAAAGTGATGTACTATTACTCGCTGACACCGCGCGATTTGCTGATGGTCAAACGGTTCAATCGCAAGGCACTTGTGGCATTGGCAGAAATGATGGTTCTCATGTACAAGCGCGCAATTGTCGCTCCAGGTGAAATGGTTGGCATGATTGCTGCTCAGAGTATTGGTGAACCGACAACACAGCTCACTCTAAATAGTGTGGCGTATGACTCCGAGCTATTACTACGCGTAAATAATGCGATTCAAGTTGTCAAGATTGGCGAGTATATTGATAATTATATTCCCAAAGCGGCTAAAAGCGAGGATCATCCGAATAATACAAAATTGGTATACGTGAATGATGACGAGGAAGTGTATGTTCCATCTGTTGATGAAGACGGAAACACGAGCTGGAAGCGGGTAGAGGCACTTACACGCCACCCAGTTGTAAATTTAGATGGAACGAATACGGTGCTGCGTGTGACGACCAAAGACGGCCGGTCAGTGATTGCGACAAAGGCCAAGTCGTTCTTGACAATTGATGACAATAATAAATTGGTGGCGACCAATGGTTCAGAACTCAAAGTTGGAGATTATCTTCCTGTAAACATTCGCGCATTTGAAATGCCGGATGTCCGCGATTTCGACCTGTCTACCATTCTTAAAAAATCGGAATACGCGTTTGGAAGTGAAATGCACAAGGCGCTTTCGTATTCAAGCGAACGATATTGGTGGTCCAAACACGCAAACATTGATTTTACGGTTCCTTACAATAGAAGCGATACATTCTTGGAAGCGATGAAAACGGAACCCCATGTCGATAAGAAAACCGGCAAGGTTGCATCTGCGCGCCAGCTATTCGTTTCCGGAATTGTTTACCCGAAAAAGCGGTTCATTGGTGGTGGTGAAATTCCTGAACACATTCCACTCGATTTCGATTTCGGATACTTGATTGGAGCGTATTGCGCAGAGGGGTGCACCACACCAACACAAATTTCGATTGCAAACAATTGTCGCGAATTCTTTGCACCCATTGAACGTTTGATGGAAAAGTGGAAAATTACAACCAAGTTTTATGTCCAGAAGAATAAAAACGGCGAAGGATGGACATCATCTGATCTGAGAATTTATTCCATCGTTCTCACGAATATTCTGAATATTTTATGCGGAAAGGGATCTACAAATAAATGCGTGAATTATCTCCTGTTTAACAGCAATAAAGAATTTATGACAGGTCTAATCAGCGCATATTTTGGGGGGGATGGATGTATAAGTAAAAAAGCTTGTGGAATATCTGCATACAGTGTATCAAGAACTTTATTAGAAAATATTCAGTCAATACTGTGTTTCTGGTTTGGAATATATACGAAAATTAAAAAAAATAAACTTCAGACACACAATAATATCGGTTCTAAAAATATTCTGCAAGGATACACTCTGAGTATCAAATCCGATGGTACAAAAATATTTGCAAATGAAATTCCAATGTTAATTGGATATAAACAAGAACGACTTAATCAGTTTAAATTACAATATTTAGAATTACAGTCACTGTCAACGGAAACAAGTGATATAATTCCAAAATTTACAGATAAATATGGAGATGTCCATACTAAAATGAATCGTAGTAAACTTCTTGAACGTTTTAATGTTCCATTCAAAGATGTTCGTTTCGATGAAATTGTAACCATTGAAGAAATACCAAATCCGACAGAATGGGTATATGACCTAACTGTAGAAATTACAAGGACATTTTCAGTATTAAATGGTGCAATTTTGAACGATACATTTCACTTATCGGGTGACGCATCTAAGTCACAAGTTACTCGCGGTCTTCCGCGAATTGAAGAGCTGCTGTCGTTGTCGGAGAATACGAAGAATCCTTCAACGACGATTTATTTGAAGCCGAGCGAGGAGTCAAACAAGGATGCGGCTGCAGACATGATACCGTTTATCGAATTGACGCGACTGGAGGATATTGTGAAGAGTGTGGAGATTTGTTTTGACCCGAGCGATTCGCCGAATGAGACGAAGATTACTGCGGATCGGTTGATTTTGGCGCAGTACGCGGAGTTTCAGCGGATGTTGAAGGAGGTTGGAGGCGAAGACGAGACAGAATGTGAGCGGGAGCGGTCGAAATGGATTTTACGAATGGAGATGGATCGGGAATCCATGTATGAGAAGCGGGTTACGATGGATGATGTGCATTTTGCGATTAAAGCAGTGTATTCGAAGAATGATAAGAGCGAGGTGTCGTGTATTTATTCGGATTATAATAGCGACAATTTGGTATTTCGAATCAGGTTGGATTTTCAGAAGAAGGAAAAGGATCCGAAGACGCTGGACCAGACGGATAAGATTTACCAACTGAAGACGTTTCAGGATGCGCTGATGAAGAATATTATTTTAAGGGGAATTAAAGGCATTAAAACGGTGCTGGCTCGTAAAGTTGTGGATTTGGTTGCGAAGGAGAACAACACGTATCGAAAGAAGGAGACGTGGGTGCTAGATGCGGTGGGGTCGAATTTTATGGAGATTTTATCACTGCAGAATATTGACGCGAGACGAACGATTAGCAATGACATTCAGGAGATTAACCGGGTGCTTGGTATTGAAGCTGCACGACAGGCGCTGTTTAATGAGTTGTATGAAGCGTTTGATACGACGTATATTAATCACCACCACATTAGTTTGCTGTGCGATCGCATGACGTGCAAGTCGGAAATGGTTTCGATCTTTCGACATGGAATTAATAATGATGACATTGGACCGATTGCGAAGGCGTCGTTTGAGGAGACGCCGGAGATGTTTTTGAAAGCGGCGCGACATGCGGAATTAGATGAGATGCGCGGAGTGTCGGCGAATGTAATGTGCGGACAAGAAGGGTACTTTGGAACGAGTGCATTCAAGGTGATGCTGGATATGGGACAAATCATGAAGATGGGACAGATTGCTACGGCGGACAAGACGGTAGAAGAAGAGAAGGAGGCGTTACTGCAAGGGTTTATGGATAAGATTGCGGCGGAAGATCCGCTGAACCCGTGCAGCAAGAACAAGTTGACGATACAAAGCACGCTGGATAAAGTGCAAGGGTCGAATCTGGGTTCAGTGGATCCGGATTATGATATGGGATTTTAACAGGTGATATCTGATGTCTAATAAATAAATGATGAATAATTTCGTTAAAATAAAAAAAATAAATATAATATTTTATTTTTTTTATAACCTTTTTTAGTTTATATTATAATTAATATCTATAAATATGTCGTGGTGTCATTTCAATCCAACCTCTAATACAGCGTTTACTTTCGACATAATTTTCCGAAACTTTAATAAAAGCAGAAAGCAAATCACTTATTTCTTCATATGTCCATTTTTCAGTTTTTGTACAATAGATTTGGTCCATTAGAATATCATTATCATATTTCCATAAAAATGATGACATCCATGGTTTTTTTATACGAAATCGAATTTGCTTGTTTATGCTGTTATTATTACCGCCAATCCCTCCTTCACTACGATTCAAGCATGGTAACTCTTTATTTTCTTGCAATAAACATGACTCTTTTATATGTTCAACAATATATTTATTTTCACCACCACCACCTTCGCATTTGTTTTTAAAATCCAACCAACGTTTCATATAATCTGGATGAGCATCTTTGTCGATAGAGAATCGCAATTTATAAACATAAGCTTCTGTATCTAAGTTCATACTTGATATTTTCTTATAAATATTAATAATAGTAACACTTTTAAATTATTTTATTTTAAGAATATAAATAGTGATATAGCTTTTATAGTTTGAAAAAAATAAAATTTAATCCACATAGTCAAGACCCTCATCATCATTGCTATCACTATCATCAATGAATTCTTCTCCTTCGGTAGTATAATAACTCTTGTATTCAATATAGTCATTGGAAGCGATGGCGCGTTTATTTTCAGAAATGTAACTTGCCAAGTCGGCATCTAATAATAGCATTTCATTTTCTTTCAGATTGTAACTGATAGAGTCAAATGTCAAATATTTGTTTGGATACAACATGAATGCGCGTATGCGCCTGTAACGAAGTAATTCATCAGCAAGTCGTAGATAATAATTATTTTCATTATCTGAACCATCGACCAAATTGCGTTTGGGAATATAGAGTCCACATTCTTCTGTTGTTTCTGATGTAGAAGAAGAAGAGTCAATAGAAAAACAGTATGCGTATTTTTTGCATGATGCGCTACTGCGTTTCGTAATACAACTTAATGTGGAATTTTCTTCATAAATATTTTTTAATACTGATGGATTCATTTCAACAAATTGAATGCTACGCTGTCCCAATATTTGCAAGAGTTTCTTCATCTGTTCAAGTTTTTTTAAATATAATTTATGTTGCTCGTCAATGTTGAAACGTTGTTCTTCAGATAAAGGTCGTCGACTATGAAATAGCACTTCAATTGCATTTCGTGTTTCCATCATTTCAAATCGATTTAAATGAATTCGAATAATGTTGCGAAAGGCATTATAAAAATTCGTTTCAAGTCGTATTTTTTCAACATCGTTGGTTCTCTCTTCATCTCTCTTGAGTACAAATCCAGTTCTAGTGATTTTCGGGAGAATAGATGCATCAATATTTACACTATTTCCAAGTTCAACATGTTTTAATTCGTCATCATCTTTAAATGGAACAGACTCACTAATTGGCATAAACTGGTTTGTTTCTGTAATAAAACCGATTACGTATTCATTTTCGACGACTTTTAGTTTGAGCGCACATGGAACTTCGCCGTTTAATTTTTTTTGAATAAAAGATGAAAATTCTTTTGTATGTTTATATGTTTTCCAAATTGTCGGAGTTTGGTTTATAAATAAAAGTTCATAGATTGGATCCGGATTTATGCCAGAAGGGTTGCAAAGAATGTTTCCTACAAGTTGTCGAGTTTGTTCGTTTCGTATAACGCTATACGTAACTTGCATTCCTACAACCTTGGCTGAAAAGTCAACAATTTGTTTTATATTTTGAAATTGAGTTTGAGATGTTTCTTTATTTTTGAGTATTTTAACAATTTCATCAAACGATTTATTTTGAACAATTGACTTGATAAGTTGTGCTGGTTTGCACGTAGATTGAAAAAATGTTTGTATTTTTGAAAGAGCAATTTTCAAAGATGGATCAACTGATGGTGAATTTAGAGAAGAAAATAAAACGGTGCTTACAATTTGACGTTTTGAAGTATATAAGTATGTGTAAAGTGGTTCATAATACCCTTCGTATTTTACAATGACTATATTTTTTTTATTTGAGTCAAAGGTTGAGGCCGAGTAATGATTAGTGGGACATAAAATGCTAACTTCTTCTTTATTATTAGAGAGTTCTAATATAATTAAATTTATTCCATATTTGCTTATGGGTAGTTGACGTTTTTCTTCTTTTTCTTTTAATCCAGACCACAAAACTGAGTCCATGACGTAGTCCCATAAATACGTGTAGTCAATTACAACTTCGTCATCTGACAAGTATTTTATGAAATTTTCATATGACATAATGATGGTTTTAAAAAAAACAACTTTATTATCTTCATCATTATCGAAATCCAAAGTAGCATCTTGGCCGAGTCCGAATATATTTTTGAATAAGGATGTCTCTTGATATTTTAACAAATGAATTTTATCAACGTATTCGAATTTTTTGAATGTTTCGATGAGGGTTCCATTTTGATAAGAAACAAAATTGTCGATAGAAAGTTTTGGAATAAGAATGCGGTGCTTGAATTCACTCATTGTGAGTGAAGTATCATTGAGAGAATTATAAATGTTCGCAATACAAGAAATAAAACACTGGTTGTAGTTTGAGTCTTTGCTTTCAAGAACGCCCATGCGTAAAACGCATATTTCATTTTCAACCAACATGTCACCTTTTGTTGATTTGCACTTTTTACTATAATTTTCATCTTCGAATAAGAAAAGTTGGAGAGAAAGCGGTAAAAATCCGAGATTATTCTGTTGAAGAGGAAATGCAGAATCAGGTTTTGAAACATAGATGTTTGTTTTTGATTTTTTCTTTTTTTCTTTTGCTGGTTCTATATCTTCCTGTTTTTCTTGTGCTTCTGCTTCTAGTTCAACGTCTGCTTTTACTTCAACATCTGCTTCTACTTCCACTTGTGTTGTTTGTTTCGTGTGTTTTGGTTGCATTGTTTCTTTTTCTTTTCCTTTTTTGCACTGGTTAATAACTTCTTGTTCTTTTTCAAAAACACGGTAATCTTTAAAATCATCACTATCTTTATCTTTTACTCCTGTAAAACAACATGGCAAACATTTTCCAGTTTTGGTTTTAAGGGTTTTGAGAAATCCTGGTAGATATGGTGTATATTTACCTGTTTTGAAATGCTCGAGAGGAGAAGTCAAGTCAATAATATATTTTTCTTTATTATTTGGATTATAATCTTCTTCTTTTGTCACAATATGCGCGTGTAGTTTATTATCGTCAATTTCTTTTTGAGAAACAGATCTTTCTTCAGGGACATTCCAGTATCTAGGACAAATGTAAAAATGTGTACTTTTGTCATTTCCTTCGCTGTCACCACCTTCCTCGTCTTGACTGCTGTATTGTAAAGGAATTCCATAATATGACGGTTGTCCAATTTTTTCATCATATGTATTTATTTTATCTAGTTCTTCTTTTGTCAAAATAATGGGTTGTCGTCTTGCACTCCATCCACACTTTGTTGCATATCCTGCTGTTTCTTTAAATAGTGATGGTTCCATATTTTTCAACCTCTTATACACTGGGTTAGACTCAAATGCACCTCCAATAAACTCGTCTTCATCTTCAGATTCAACAGCACCTCCTAGTATGTCAAAGTCTCCAATTTCATCTTCTTCTTCTTCTTCTTCCTCTACTTCTTCGACTACTGGTGCGACTACTGGTTGGGGTAATGGTTCGACTACTTCTTCGACTACTTGTTGGGGTGATGGTTCGACTACTTCTTCGACTACTGGTGTGGGTGATGGTTCAACTACTTCTTCTACTACTTGTGAGACTACTGGTTCGACTACTTCTTCGACTACTGGTGCGACTACTTCTTCGACTACTGGTTCAACTACTTCTTCGACTACTTCTTCGACTACTGGTGCGATTACTGGTGCGATTACTGGTGCGACTACTGGTGCCTGTGTTGATTTTTTAATAGAAATAGAAGGTTTCGTTATATCGCAGAGTTGTTTTACCAGTCCGACGGGTAAATATTTTTCATCATTTCCGAAAATGTGAAGAAGAGAATCCAGGTAAACTCGTATGGGATTTAATGTATATATATTATTAATTCCTAATATTTTTACTGTTATTTTATTATTTTTATCACCTAAACTTTTCATCATATGCACTTTAAATCCAGGTAATTTTCTAACATATATCTTCTTCGGCATTTGTTTTTTTTGTACTAATTTATTATACTTTCCTTCAAAATTTATTTTAAATTCTTCATAACTTTGTTCAGCTACTTTTTTTGAAACTAGCAAATTTGTAACAAGTAAATCAACTACTTGTTTTTTCTCTCGAAACCCAAGATTGTAAAGTAATTCGATATAACCTAATCGTAAAATAGCTTCATCAAAATTTGGAACTCGGACATACTGCATGCTGACACCCTTTTCATCTGAATTCCAATTATTCTCAATGACTTTCATTACGCTGGACATGCATCCATAAAAATTTTTCCAGACCAATGGTTCTGTATTATTTAGTTTTGATATTAATAAATATTTTATATTTTCTATAACCACATTGTCATCATACATGGAATAAAAGTCACGCATTTTGTACCCATTTTGTTGTAAGTATTCAACAACGGATCGTATATGTGGAGAAACTGCAGCACGAATCATTTCATCAACTGCCTCTTCATTATATGCATTTTTGAAAGATGCATGAATAAAAATATGACCATTCTCATCAAAGTCGCAAATAAAAACAATATTTTCACTATTTCTTACACCATATTGTCTCTCCATTTTATCATAGTTAATATAAATGCTAACACGGGTATTTGATTTTGATGATTGTTCTTTTTTTTTCTGTTTCATAAAAGTTTCATAAACTTTGTTCGATTCTGATTCATGTTGTAAAATGAAAAATGGAATTTTCATTCCTGTTTTTGTGTGATTTTTGGTATACATTCTTAAAATTGTATCTTGAAATTGTGGATTATATTTAATAACTTGACACTGTTCCGTTGCATGAAATAATTTAAAAAGAAGTTCCAATGGAAAATTGAATTCACTTTCTGGTAACAGTTCAATTTTTATTTCAATGATTCCCGCTTCTTCACTTTTTATTTTCGGTTTCGTTGACTTTTCAAAAATATCATAAAATAGTTGTATTTGTTTCATGTTTGTTTGAAATTCTTTCGATTCAATGAGTTCATTCGTTTTTTCACGTAATTTTATTTTTGTTGATTCAGATTCAAGCTGACCTAAAGTTTGAACTCCATCTGCATATAATGTAGGATAGTATGCTTTTAAAATGATAGAGTTTTCATTTTCATGACTAGTTTGTTCTAATTCCGATTCCAGTTTCATTACATCTCTCGCAAAACATGCAAACAGTGTATTATGAACCATGTTGTTTGTCTGCAACAAGAGTTCTAAGTTATTAACCTTTGACCTTATTTTTGAAAGTTCAATAACTTCAATATCATTATTAAAAAAAGGATTTACAAACATGTTTGACGGAATATTTTGACCAATTGAAACATCTTTAAACATTTCTCTCCCATTTAACACTTTTAAAGTAGATAAAATATTTTCAACAGGATTTAGTTCTCCTCCACTTGAAAAACTATACCCCATTAAATATTTTTTTATAAAATCAGTTTCACTTGTTGCATCACTGCTTTCATGGTCATCTTTCGATAGTTCTGTTATTTTATGATATACTTCGTTTGAGTCAAATGTTACAGGTGTTTTTGAAAACAAATACATTTCATCGTATGTGTAGTCAGGTATTCCTGGTACACTTTTAATTGCTAGCATTATTTTTCGTTTTACAGTATCAATTGAGTCATCTGAATATATTTTAAATGGAATCATGTGTACTTGAATGTCATATGTTGCAATATTTTTTAGTTCCATTTTGCTAAAAATGTCTTCAAACATTTTTGTATTGGATCCGTTTTCAATGTAATCGTTATAGAGGCGTGTTAAAACTTCTGATGACATCTCAAAAGACATACTAGTTTCGATTTCTTCAATGTTTGTACCATAAAAAACTAAAATGTGATCGGGTACACCACCTGCTACACCGACTTGTTGCTTCAATATGTTACACTTGTATATTTCTTCAATTGGATTTAATTTACTTGACATTTTTTATTTTTTCACAGAAACATATATATATTTGATATAATTTAATAAAAAATATTTATATTTAATTTTTTATTAATAATAAATACAATATAAATATTAATTGATAGTAATAATTATTTATAGAATTTATTAGAATTTATAATTATTTTACATGTCAACGCCAACAACACTTCCAACAATGAATATAAAAATAACAGATGAAAAGTTAAAAGATGTCACTCCGGTAACGATATCCCAAGATGCCGTTAAACGTTTGCTAAAAGATATACAACAAATTATAAAAAATCCACTACACGATCAAGGTATTTATTATAAGCATAGTGAAACGAATATTACGGAAGGCTGGGCGCTAATTATTGGTCCAAAAGACTCACTATATTGTAACGGTTATTATTTTTTCAAGTTCACATTTCCTCCAGATTATCCACATTCGCCACCCGTACTGCAATATTGTACGAATGATGGAACAACGCGTTTTCATCCCAACTTTTACAAGTCAGGTAAAGTGTGCATTGATATTTTAAATACATGGCGTGGAGAAAAATGGAGTGGATGTCAATCTATATCATCAGTTTTACTGACAATTATTTCTATTATGGATAATGAACCAATACTAAATGAACCAGGTATCACTAGAAGTAACAAAGATTTTAAAAATTATCATTCGCTTATTGAATATCGAAACTTGTCATTTTCAATTTATCAACTTGTATCAAGCATTGAAAACTTGCAGTTGACTATACCTACAATGAGCTCTGAATATTGTCAACACTTTTATGCCATTATGAAGGCGCATTATATTGACAATAAAGATGTTATTATGCAGCGATTGCAAGCTAATTGTGAAAAAATATTACACTCTGACTATTATTATTCATCTCTTTATTTATTTGGATTCAAAGTGAACTACCAGGAATTGATATCATCTTTTAATAATTTAAATTTTTAGCTTATACTTTTAATTTTTTTTAATATTAATAAAATTGAATTTAAAAGTATTTTATTTAACTTATAATAACATATAAGTAAAATCTGAGAATTTACTGACTGTTAATAAATATGAAATTTTGCAAAGTGTGTAAAAACATGTATTACATTATGATGGGGGATGCTCCAGGTTTGAGTCCGGAAGAACCAACAACTAAAATTCTTATTCATAGGTGCAGAAATTGTGGAGACGAAGAAAAAAATGTTGAGTCAACTGTTAGTGTATCAAAAACGTATTTTAAACAATCTGATCTTCATTTAGCAGATGTTGTGAACGAATACACACATTTAGACCCCACACTCCCACGAATCAAATCGATGAAGTGTCCAAATGTTGAGTGTGAAACAA